CGGTGTAGGTAGTAATCGTATGTGCGTTAATGCCAATCCCGCGTAGGCGTGTCGAAGTAGCATGATTGAAGGTAATGATTGGGATCAGAGACTTCGCAAAAGCAGCAATATTTCCCAAGTAAGTCACAAAACCGCAATCAACTATTGAATGGGTGCGAATGTTGAAACCATGTCGAGAGTTGACTGCTTTGCATATGTCTTTAGGGATCTTGTAGACATCGACAATATTGTTGGTAACACCACATTGTTCAATCGTAAGCATGCGAGATTTATCGTTGTGGTTCTGGAAGGGAGTCTGATATACATCGCCAAGAACTACGATATTATGATCTGGATAAACGGAATTGAGCAATGATAGATACGCCACGGGGAATTGAGTAATTTCATCAACGATGATTGTGGGGTGCTCACGTAAGCTCTTGTGTTTAAAAATATTATGCTGTGTTTCGGCTGCAACGCCCATTGCACGATGTTTGGTGTTGAGGCTGCGCGTAGGAGACACAAATATAGCATCCGGATATGATTTTAATGCATTTGTCGTTTTACTTGCACTAGCAAAGCCAGTGATAGCTTTGATGGTGAAAGTGCCGGTACGATTGCAAATATTAGAGGGCTTAAGGTCGGGAAAGTCTTTAAAGAAAGCATCTGCGTATTTAACGACGTTTTGATGCGGTAGTTTATGCGTCGTGCATGTGCGATTCCATAAGTCGTAACATTGGCGGAAAGAGAAATTCTTACGTCGATGTGGGTCATATCCCGACATCAAAAAGAAACGTTCTGTGCCTTCTTTAGCTTCATACTGAAGTGTGACGGATTTGAAGAGATTGGCTGACTCCCAAATATGGTGTGGGTTGGCAAAACTCTTAAATAAAATACGGCCACCAACATTTAGATTGTGTATGAAGCAATCGAAAGCCTCGTCAATAAGGTCTTCAGAGTTGGTCTCACGTGCAGTGTCAATGCATATGAGATCAAAGCGAGTGCGACCGATGAATTTTATCAACTCATTGAAATTGTTATATGCAAATGCAGATATGGAAGAGTTCGGCGGTGAAAAACGAGCACCAGGTGAAAACCAGCCTGCGGTGATGTTTGAAGTAAAACGGCTGATATACGAGCAGAGATAACCAGGTGCTGCAGAAACGTCGAGCACAGAATGTTTTGAGGATATATTCAAATCGCGAGTGATTTGATCAAATTTGGAAGCTGCACCACCGGTGCGCAAGACACTATAATGGTTACTGTGGAAATAGAGTGTGCATGGTTTGCCTGTAGGGTCACCGGACACCTCTTGGCCGACGGTCCTGCCGAGAGAATCAGTCTCTACCGTAGTGACGTGAAGGTTGTACAGTAGAGCCGTTTGCATGATTGTTGCGGCGGCGCCAGCGCTGTCATACGAGCCATCAAATATGTAAGCGTCAAGTTCTTGTTGATCAGCAACACATATGCTGAGCATATGATTGTAAATGCGTTCTAGATACGTGCTTACGGGAGGAGGATTGTCGATGAACTGGTACAAGGACGAAATAGCACAATGACCGCCAACAAAGCCACTCGGAAATTCTAAGTGGATTATGGAAGAGTCCGAATCGTTAATAGAGAAAGCGGCCGGTATGCAGTTTTCATAGATTGCACTGCTAGGTTCATCGGGTAATGTGGGTGCAACGATGGCAGTGGAATTCGGAACGGTAAGACTAGTTTCACAACGAACGGGTTCCATGACGTCTGTAGATTTCGTATTACCAGGAGTGAAATCAGGATTCACGGGGCAATCTGTGGCATCATCTTCATATACAGGTGGAATGTGAGGGTCAGAATATTGCCAGTTATCTTGATAGTCACTAAAGTCAGGCCGAACGAGACGGTTGTACACGTTGCATTGACGGTGAACAATGGCGTCCGAATACTCAACGACGCGGAATTTGTACAGATATTCACCCATTGTGTTTAGTGGTGATTCCGCGCCAGGCGAAAATACACTTTCAATGCACCGTTTGAAACGATCCCAAATGGTTGGATCGTGGAAATTATCCTTAAGGTAAGAAAAGGTACTAGAAATGTTTTTGGTACGCTCAGTGCGTAAACAAGCACCAATTATAAATAAAGAAAATACACATTTGTTGTACACTTCTGGTATGCATTTCCACGCGACTTGTA